AACATTGATATGTAATGTGAAAATATCGAGATCTGGCAAGATAACGGTTGACGATATCTATACAGATGCTATCATGAGTTCTAAGGAGAGCTAAATGAGCAAGGTTACGAGAGACGCATGGACGCCTGACTTTGAGAGCATCACTCCTGCTGCTGATAACCATGCCAAGACATGGGTTGAAGCGATGGACTGGGCTCGGTTAGAGACAGATATCAACACCCTCAAGTCTGAGTTCCTTGCATGGGCACAGGCGAACTTGCCTGACAATGACGCACACTTCGCATCGCTACCGTCTTGGCACTTCATGACGCTGGGCCGTGTGGCACTGCTGATCAACAACGGATCTGTGCCGTCGGCAGACACGGCTGCATGGTTCAACTCCAAGGTATACGAGCTGTTGTCGGTGAGGATCGAACAGGCAGCAGATGCCGAGAACATGGAAGACAACGTGCTCGATGCCAAAGGCAAGAGAGTTCTGGAATATGTCAACCTCTACAGCTTCATCGATGCAGTGCTGGTCAAGTTCAACGGTGAACAGGCTGAGATTGACAAGCTGATCACCAACCGACTGAGGAAGGTCAATCCCAATCGCCAACAGCTCAAGAAGCTATACATGCACTTCAAAGAGAACATGAGCGGTGCGATCAACGGCAGAGATAACCCTGAGGTTGCTAAGACCATCGATCGCTTGGTGCTGGCAGTGAACATATTGGCAGGATTCAGCGGCAATGCCAAGGTTGCAGGATTGAGCAGCAAGGTCGATGCCAAGAGCCAGCGTGCTGCTGCAGGTGTTACGGTGAAGACAGTTGACGTTGCAACCAACCTGGCCAGCATCAATCCGGCCATGATACCAGGTGCGACCATGGCATTGATATACAACACCAAGAATCGCAAGGCCATGCTGTATGCAGCCAAGGTAGGTGAGAAGCTTGGTATCAAGAACACGAAGATAACCGGCTACGATGAGACACTGAGCTTTGCAAAGACTCTGCGCAAGCCCAAGCCCGTGTTGCAGGGACTCCGCGATGCTGTAAACATCAAGCGAGTGCGTCTGGTGTTGGATCAATATGTCAACGGCAAGGCACACGCAGTCAACGGCAAGATCAGCAAGGACATGGTGATCGTCAAGGTGTTCAAGTGATGCCAGTGCTAAATATGTGCGAGGTAACGCACAATGGCACTAGAATACAGACAGAAGATCATCAACGAGGTTAAGCTCATGCTGGGCGGAGGTATGGTTGATATCGACCTCGATCCAGAGCACTATCAGACTGCATTGGATTTGTCCTTCGATCGCTATAGGCAACGCAGCGGTAACGCTGATCTAGAATCTTACATGTTTCTGCGCTTGATCTACGAGCAGACGGAATATTATCTACCAGATAACGTGATCAGCGTTCGCCAGCTGTTTCGCCGCGGCACAGGTGAGACCACCGGTGGCACGCAGCTTGATCCATTCTCGCTGGCATACACCAACATGTATCTACTCCAAGCAGGTGCAGGCGGCGGCTACACTGCAGGCTTGCTCACATACGAGCTGTTCTACCAATACCTAGATCAGGCAGGACGCATGTTTGGTCGCGACATCAACTTCACGTTTGATACGGTGACCAAGAAGCTGAGCATAGTACGTAAACCAACCGGCGGGGAAGCCATAGTGATATGGTGCTACATGTATCGTCCGGATGAAACCATACTGCAAGATCCCTATGCTCGCCCGTGGATACGCGATTACACGCTGGCATGGTGCAAGCAGATGCTAGGTGAAGCCTACAGCAAGTTCTCAAATGGATTGGCAGGTCCGCAAGGCGGTGTCACCCTCAAGGGTGCAGAGCTGAAGCAAGAATCCGTGGCTATGATGGAAAAGCTGGAGAAAGACATAGACCTCTACATAGACAATGGCATGCCTTTGTCGGTAATTATTGGCTAAGGTTTATGTCTGCAATTATCGAAGTGCCATCGCCTAAATCCGCCAGAATCTTCTGATTCTTTATGGCAATGCGGACATCTGGCTAGTTCGCAGCTTGATCGGTTTTGATTTTGTTTGCAATTATCGAAGTGCCAACGCTGCATAGATGCAGCACCGCCTATTTTATAGCAGTGCGGGCATGTTAATTGGATTTTATTCGGGTTTTTGTCGCCTATAAATGGATGAGTACCGTCGTCTATCCTGCGTTGATTGATATCTGATCCTACAAAGTGATGTGTACCTTCTTTAATTCTTTTCAACGCAGCGTTTCTTGCTCGTTCACTGCCGCCGTTTTCTTTTAACCACGGATGTGTTCCTTCTTTAACTAATTTATGCATTGGATTACGATCACCCAATAAATTATGCGTACCGTTTTCGACCCGCTGTTTGTTTGATATTCTAGATTGCTCTGCTAACGACCCGTCTGCTACTCTGCGTGCAGTTGATAGTCTCTGTATATCACCGCCAATGAAAGGATGTGTACCTTTAGCAACCCTGTTTAATTGGTTCTGCCGTTGCCACTCGCTATTGCCGAAATGATGAGTACCTTCGGCCAATCTCTGTTTCTGAGCTAACGATGACAGCATTGCAAGTTCGTTCAGAGACTTACTTAACCGCTCTGCGATTAGCAATGCCGCTGACCAATCACCTTGTGCTAGATGTATGTCGTAATGTTCTTGTATAGACACTGCCTTGAGATTTGATATATCATTGTTATGCGGGTTGCCGTCTATGTGATGTATGTCATATGTACGCCCATTAAAATCTACAGGGATCTGGCCGCAGTGCTGTTCCCAGATCTTTCTGTGGAGATTATTCTTAGGCCTAGACTTAGGCTGTTTATAAATATTCATGCTGTGTGCTCCCTATGCGCCATAGAGTCGGTAGATGCGTCAACATCGTGACCGACATCTTATTTATAGCCGCTTGGGGTAATCATCGGTTGATCAGATCCAGAGATAGTCTATGGCTATCTTTGCTGCTCTGCTCAGCTTATCGCTCCCGACGACTGTGTATATACCGCTTGGGCGGGGTACATCGTTGGCTTTCATCCATCGCTGGTTCCAGTGGAACCAGCTCTCGCTCTTGAGATCAAACATGTAGAGCTCGCACTGGTTCATCGGTTCCTGGTCATATAGGAACCTATCCACGTATATCTGCGCAGGCCATGCCAAGTCGCCGGCTATCTTCAGCAGGCTAGCATCGCTAGTAAACAGACCAACTGAATATATCCTCTGGCACCATCTGACCAGATAGCAGTCCCTGCGGAGATTGTCGTTCGTAGCGTCGTCGTTCAATGGCCATGATCTGTGTATGCTCTTGTTAGCTCGTAACATGTAGTTCTCTGCATCTGCCAATCGTTCGCGATCTAACCTGAACACGTTGAAATCATCTGCTAACCTCGAGCTAGCCGGTGTCATGTAGGCCACGCTGTGCTCTCGCTTGATGGCATCGATTGTGAATATGCCAGACAGTCCTGTGGGCCCTGCTCCCAGAAGAAGGTCGTCTCGCATCAGCAGTCCGGCGTTGCTATCTCTGTTACCTTGAGGCATCTATTATCCCTGCTACCTTGCGATGTAGATCATCTATGGTACCGTCGTTGGTGATGATGTGATCGAATTCGGCATCTGCCCACTTCCACTCGCTGGGATGGATGTCCACAGGTGGTTTACCTCTGCGGATGTATCTAGAAAGCCATGCTGGATCGCTGCCGCGTTTCACTCGCCATATCTGCCCGCCAGCGTTCCTGACCATGGCTATCTCGTTGGGAAATCGCGTGTCGGGCAATACATAGTTGGCAGTGGTATTGTTCTGGGTCAGCTGCATCAGCTTGCGTTCCATGCTGGCTATCCAGATGTCGTCATGGAATCCGTGCCGGCATAGCTCAGTGCCCCAGTATTGCAACACCCATCTAGGAGTCAGTCCTGGACGATCTAACCTGACAGACCACCAATCGTCCACCTGCTCTCTCCATGCCCTGCTCTCAGCGGTAGCACCCTCGAGCATGTCTCTAGGCCATCCAAACACAGCAGACACGGCATCCTTCAAGCTATCAGCAAAGCTGAGCTTGATGAACCCCTGATCCTGCTCCAACATATCTGCGACGGTACCCTTGCCGCCACCTATCAATCCGCAAATACCAATGATCATGCTGCCACCTTTCTAGAATTATACCATCTCTCGCAGTAAACCGCAACTCTTGCTAGAGTGCACCTAAACTACTGGCCACAGATAAATAAAAGCACAGAAAACATCTTCTCAGAGAGGTAAAAAATGGCCACATTAGTATCCCCAGGCGTATCAGTTACAGTGACTGACCAGAGCTTCTATGCTTCGGCAGGCACCGGAACTACGCCGCTCATCGTATTTGCCACAGCAGCTAACAAGCCGCAGTCTGGCACATCGACAACCATAGCACCCGGAACGCTGACCAGCAATGCAGGTAACCTGTACCTGCTGACCAGCCAGAGAGACGTGCTGACCACGTTTGGTGCACCAAATTTCTACAGCGTTGCGGGTAGCCCGCAATATGACAACGAGCTCAACGAGCTGGGTCTCTTTGCTCTCTATCAGTACCTAGGCATTGCCAACACAGCCTATGCTCTGCGTGCAGATATCGATCTGGCACAGCTGGCTCCCAGCACAACTGCACCAGTTGGACCAACCTCAGATGGTGCATATTGGTTAGATCTCAACCAGTCGACCTGGGGAGTGTTCCGTTCAAACGGCAACGTCAACAGCGCATATGCATGGCAAGCTGAGACTCCGTTGGTCATCTCAGATCCATCCAAGTTGGAGCTCGTTCTCCAAGGTTATGCTGATCCGAAGATACAGAGCGCAGTTTCTGCGACCATCAACAACGCTGCGAATCTTGTCATCAACGGTGTCAACGTGGCACTGGCAGTGAATGACAGCATAACAACCGTTGCTAGCAAGATCAACAACAACGCAGCCGTTGCAAGGCTTGGCATAACAGCCAGCATATTTGCTCGTGTCGAGAAGTATGATGTCACTGCGACCGGATACGGTGACGTGTTCAACCTCAGGCTAACATCCAACAACATCGATGCTACCATCGATCTCACCGGCAGTGATACAGACATATTGACAGCGCTGGGACTAGCAAACTGGGAAACTTATGGAGCGGTAGTCGTACCTTCCAGCTCAGTCGGCATAGCAGGACAGTATGCTATTGACACGGTAAGCATGGACACTGGAAACACTGCGTCGAGCAACAACCTCTGGGAGAAGATCATACTCACTACCAGCACTGGTACCACAGCATGGTGGTTCAAGGTTGGCAGCGTCGATGCTAGCTATCCGGGATGGGCATGGCGCGAAGCTGTTCCTCGTGTGATCACAGGTACGGTTCCAAATCCAACATTTGTCGCCAGCAGCACATGCACTATATCGATCGGTGATTCCATACCTTACACGATCACTGTTGCTTCGACCACATTGGCTGACATGGTATCGACGATCAACACTGTTCTCAACACAAACAGCTTGAATGCAGCCGCATCCATACACACCGTTGGTAGATCAAACTATCTACAGATAACCAACTTTGATGGCACAGACACGCAGTTCAAGGACAACAGCACTAACTTCAACGGTACTCCGCAGCCGTGGGCTAACGCAGGTATATCAACAGCACAGACATACTATGGCAGCATCACAGGTGCTGTGGCTAGTCCTTCCTACGTTGCTTCTACAGTGCTCACTGCAGGTGCTGTGGTAGCAGGCAACCCTGGATCTGGTTACTCGGTTGGCGGATTGCTGACTGTTAGCGGCGGAACAGCTAACACAGCTACCACTCTGAGCGTCACGAGCGTACAGGTAGTTGGAGCAACTCCTCAGAACCAAGGCAGCGGATATGCCGTCGGTGATACCCTGACGATCAGCGGCGCTGGTTATACCACACCTGTGGTATTGCGAGTTGCTACCATCAGCGGTGGTGCTATAACTGGCTTCACGATCACGCAACCTGGACAGTATAACAACGGATCAAACCCGTCAAATCCAGTCACAGCTAGCTCGCAGACAGGAACAGGCGTAAATGCAACGATAAACCTCACATGGGGCGTCGGCACGGTTAGCATCGCTACAGCAGGTAGCTATTCGCTGTTCCCGACAAATCCAGTAGCAGTCACTGGCGGTGTTGGCACTAACGCAACGTTTAATCTGACACCCGGTTACCTATCAGGTGATGTGTTCAGCATCGATCCCGGAACAGGTACTGCTGTATCGATCAACGTTCCAGCAGCGCCAAACAACACGTTAGCTGGTGTGGTCAACGCTATCAATGCAGCTTTCCCACTCGGACCGATCGTTGCCAGCGCTACCACTGACAGCAAGCTCAGCATCGTTAACCAGAACGGTACACAGTTTACCCTCAAGGATGTCAGCGGAACTCCTCTCAACGACAGCGGTATCAAGGTTGGGTATGTGTTTGGACGTGCTCTCACGTTCCAGGGATATGCTCCTAGCTTGTCAGTGCCATCAGGCCTCGATCAGCTTGCAGCTACCAACGTTTGGATAAACACCACGTCTACCGACAGAGGTATCAATCTCGTCGTCAAGCGTTATGTCAACGGCTATTGGATAGCACAGAACTCTACTCCTAACACTGGATTCATACCAGTATACAGCAACGATGCTGTGGCTGATGCTGGATTTGGTGCCAACAAGCAGATAGGCAGCATATATGCTCGCTACGACAATGCCGGCACAGGCGAAGCTAGCCTCATGCTGTATGTGTGGATGAGCGCTACCGGTATCGGCGCAACATGGCAGCAGCTGGACTACAAGGCTAGCTTGCTAGCACCGGCAGGTGCACCGGCAGATGGTACCCTGTGGTACAGCACTGCATTGCGTTATGATTTCATGGTCAGCGACGGCCAGGTATGGAGAGGATACCGTAACGTGTTCCCAGGAACAGACATCAACGGTCCGATCCTGAGCGCATCACAGCCTATCACACAGAGCACTGGCACACCGTTGGTTGATAGCGATATCTGGGTCGATACCGCTATATCAGACACGTTCACTGCTTATCGCTACGACGGTACCAACGCTGTGTGGAGGTTGATCGACAACACCGATCACAGCACACCAGCTGGTATCATATTCAGCGACGCTCGCGCTACAGCAGACGGTACGACAACCGGCAGCACTG